ACGCAGAGGTGAAGTGCCGTCGCCAGTTACCTGTACTTCTGCAAACTTTGCACCGGCTGCGAACAGCTTGGCATAGAAAGCAGGAGGAGCCACGAACCAACGATTCTCTTCAGGAACAGACTGCTCGTCGAGTTCCTTTGCCATTTCCAGCATCAGGTTAACAGCGTTATCCTGAGATGTGTGGATGGCAATTGGAGAAGCTGCTGTACCCAGTGCAGTGTTGGTGTTCAACAGACCACCAGCAAGTGATGCGTCGTCAGCACCGGCAAGACCAGCACCGTTAGCAATTGCTTGCAGAACGTTGAAGTCGTACTTGCGCTTCAAAGAGTATGCACCTGATGAGGTAGCAAGGGCTTCGAAGTTAACGTGTGACTGACGCTCTTCGATGTCGTCAATCTTGAACGCAAATGCGTTTGCTTGGTCGACAACCATTGTTGTTTGGTCGTCGGCAAGGTCTTGTGGAGAAACCACTGAGCCACGTGAGTATGCACTGACTGTGATTGTTGGTTCCTTGATGATACGTACTGTATCGCCAAAGTTCTCAATTTCCCCCGCGTAATCGGTATTTGTAATGTCTTCAGCAACCGAAGCGCGACGGAAAAACTTGAGGACTTTTTGGCTAAAGATTTCCGGTGTAAAGTTACCGGAAGGCAGGTTATTGTAACCTGATGCCGAATTAAAAGCCATTTGCTTTTCCTTCCATTTTGAGGTTTATTTTAAGAGTTGAAGTCGATTCGCCCTTCAGACCGTGCCGCGTCCAATTCGCTTTCTAGCTTTTCGAACTCGTGCGGTTTCATTCGGGCGATTTGCGAAGCTTTCCAAATCTTTTTACCATCTGTAGTTTCAGCCTTGATTTCCCGTGCTGGGGTTTTTGTTACGGCTTCTGCTGCAGATGCAGACTTGGTTTTCTTCTTTGTAGTCGTTAAGCCTGTATCGGCTTTGTAGAGGTCTATGACCCGTGCTGCCCATTTTACGTCGGTACTGTTTTTGTAGATACCTTCCGCAATTGAAGCTGGTTGCTCCTCTAGCCATGAAAGGAACTGCTGGTCCGTTTTGATTTCATTAAAGTCGGGGTGCAATCTGAGAAGCTGCTCGTAGGCGTTTTTCTTCTCTAGGGCTTGTTCCCGTTCTTTAATCGAACCTAGTTCTTCACGTAGTTTTGCAACCTGTGATTCGGTTTGCATACTTGAAACTGTCTGAACAACTTCGAAGACATCTGGGTAGCGTTCCTTGAACTCTTCCAGTTCTTCCATTGTTCGCGGTGGGGCTACGCCTCGTGGCATTTCCGCCGCATGTTTGGTCATTGTCTGACGAAGGGATTCGATTTCACTTTTGAACTCGTTTACCTTTTCATCGTAATGACGTTTCAAGTCGTCATACCGTTTTTTGTAATCGTGGTCCTCTGAAGCTTCTTTTTTTTGTTCCACGAAACTATTGCCCGCTCCATCTTGCTGAGTAGCCGCTTCTTTTTCTACGGGGTCAGCATCGTCTTGGGCTTCTACATCCGCCTCGTCTTCTTCGTCTTGGTAGACTTCATCGCGGTACTTTCCACGATACAGGCTATCATTGTTGACGGTTCCGAACGAGTCGTTTGCTTTGTTGGCACGGTGGCCTCTTGCTTTTGCCATTTTATTTACCTCACTTGCGGGGCCACATGGCTGTGGGTAGCCGCTCCGGTTGTGCTGGGGCCACGGGTTCGTGGGTAGCCAGCGGATTCTTTAGGCTAGGAAACCGCCTCGCGCTGCTTGGACAGGCTGCTGTCCGTTTTGTGCAATGCGCTGTTCGGTTTTCCGAATGCCTCGTTTATTAATCTTTTCTAGGCGGTCTTCGCCGATAATCTTTACTAGGTGCGGGGCTATGGTTACTTCACCACTCGACACCGCAATGTCAATTAGGTTTGAGTGCCGTTCGAAGTCTTCCGTTGAAAGACCCCTGCGAACCGCTTCCTTTTGGGCATCCATAATCATTTTACGGATATCTTGCTCTCCCGCGAACTCGACGGCAGCAGCGTTCAGGATGTACGTACCCTCTTTAGCCTTCATAGGGCGGTTGTCAGCGACTTTAGCTCCATCCGTGACCTGTGATGGCGGGCGGTCAATAAAACCGCTCTGTGAGGCTTGTACCCCTGCTGGCGGGGTTCCCATAGCGTAGCCTTTAACTTTGCCGCCTCGTGCCCAATCTAATCCTGCGTCTTCATCTGCCCGTTGGTCAGAAGACACATCAGAGTCGTTGGTGTTGTCGCTTGCGCTATCATTATCCCAGCCAAAAGATGGGTCATAATCGTCTACAGGTGCCGAAGGTGTGCTTGGAGCAGACGGAACCGAACTAGGGCTTGTATCTACAGACTCATACTCATCCACGTAATTCGCGCTATATCCCGGAGTACCCGGACCGAAGGCTGCGCCACTGCTAGTCACAGCAGTTCCTACGCCTTGACCTGCTATGCTCGAAGAACCGGCCCATCCTGTGATACCTGTCTGATATACGCCCCTTCCCGGTGCGCCACCTCTTGGTGTTCCGACAAATCCGGCTGTCGTACCCGGTGTATAGGTATTAGCTAATTGTGACTGGGTTATGTTCGATAGATTTTTTTCTATTTCTGCGTTGATATTTTCTAGGAAAGTACCTTGCTTGCTTCGAGCGTTGTTCAAGGCAGTTTGAACGGCTGCGGAGGATACGCCATAAGTGCTTGCAAAAGCGTTAACTTGGTCCATAGTGGCATAATATGCACCTTGACCAAAAGCATTAATTGGATTTCCCTTTGCTGAAATATATCCAGCAAAAGGATTCGAAGGGTCGATTTGCAAACCGCCTGTTGAAGCTATTGTGGTTCCAATGGCCTTGCCGTTACCATCATTCATGTTATATCCAGCGTACGTATACCCCTTGGAGATTGCCTCTAGGGCCGTCATCTGGTCGTGGTCCAAACCTCGCATGTTTCCTGTGTAAGTTCGCGAACCGGGAGCGCGGGTTACACCGCCCCTTCCAAAATCTAAAGCAAAGCCTACGTCGTAATCATTTATGTTTCCTGTAAAGTCAGAACTAAAAGAGATTCCTTGACTAGCAGCTTTGATTGCTGCCATATCGTTAAACTGGATATAGTGTACTGCGTCTGTTATGATTCCCAGAAGACCAGCGGGGCGAAGGCTATCGTGACCAAAAGCGTTCTTGACTATTTGACCGTTTAAAATACCGCCTATCATAGAACCCATAGGCATCGAACTGAACGCTAAACCAAGACCCCGCTTTGCAATATTATCTACAGTCCAAGATTCTTTCTTGGCTACAGATGCTGCTGAATCTTTTAAATTGTCAGGTACAGAACCAAAGGCAGCTTTAAAATCTATAGCCTCAAAGTTACCCGAGAGAGCCGGTCCCAAAATGTCAGCACCCACACTGCCAATTAAATCTGTGAGACCCAAAGATGCAAGAGATTCCGCGTAGGTCATACCAGCAATATCAAAGTCGACAGCATCTAGACCAAAGGAAACACCTGCACCCAGACCCGGCGTATCTAAATCCCCTATTAACGAACCCAAGGTGTCCATACCCTCGTCAACACCGTCTCCACGGTCGTCATCACTAGGCGCAGTAGCTTCCTCATCCACAGGCGGAGTAAGTTCGGGGTCTACCCCAATGGATGTCCAGTCGCCCAGACCCTTCAAGCCATAATATTGACTGCCAAAGTCTACAAACTTGCTGGTGTAGTCTTGTTTTGTTAGAGCTTCTTGCTGGGGAATAAAGCCTGTTTCGCCATAGTTGCTTGTTGATGTAGCTTTTACGGCCTGTGCATCTTGTTGAAAGCTGTTTAGAATGCCCTCTACATCGAAAGTTAATGCCCCAGTCTCCGAAGGTATACCCGAAGAAGAAACGCCGTATTGTGTGGTTCCGGTTCCTGTGCTGGTTCCGGCTGTAGTTCCGGTTCCTGTGTTGGTTCCGGCTGTGGTTACGGTTCCTGTGCTGGTTCCGGCTGTGGTTCCTGCCTCACGTTCTGCTACACGTACATCATAGGGTTTTGGTGCTAATTGGTTAATATAGGTTTCC